TTGGACTAAAGATTTTGTCTTAAAAATGAAAACACACGAAAATAGTGATCCAAATGATACTGAAAGTGTGGTTGAATTTTGTTTTGATCCTAGATATTATCAATTTAATGAATGTTATTCTACTAGTTATATTAATGGTAGCCCATTTCAGGCGTGGAGAGCAGGTTTTCGCGAAGGAGTTAAAATGAGCCTAGATAGGGGTGCAAAAGCCGACGATATTAAGAAAATTTGGTGGCAAAACTATCAAAGATTATTAATATGGTCTAATGTAGGTGCAGATGTTAAGAACGGATTATGGGCAATGTATGGAACTAGATTAGGATGTTTTATGACGAATTGCACTGATTGGGATTATATAAATGTTAGGGATTTTGAATATTTGACTAATTTTTGGAAAGAAAAAATACTTAATAACATTACAGATGATAATATTTTAGATGAAATAATTGAGTTAGGAACACAACTAAAAGATTATCTCAGCTTAGAAATGGCAGAGTTAACTCCTGAAGCTAGTGAATTTTTTAAAAAGGTATATCAGAATACCCCAAGGATAATTAGGAGATAATATGAAGAAGATAGCAATGATAGGATTAGGTAAACTCGGTTTACCGTGTGCAGAAGTAATGGCAGAACATTATGAGGTGTGCGGATATGATATAAATCGTGTTGAGCCTACAACCGTATCTGTTAAATCTTCAATACAAGAAACAGTAGTTGATCAAGATATAATTTTTGTTGCAGTTCCTACTCCCCATGATTCTGTATATGGTGGGTCGAGCCCAATAGCAGAATTACCTCCTAAAGATTTTGATTATAGTATAGTGCAGAATGTATTAACGGAAATTAATCAATATGTGAATAATTCACAATTAGTAGTGTTAATTTCAACAGTGTTACCCGGCACAGTCAGGCATCATTTACAACCTTGCATCACTAATGCTCGATTTATATATAATCCTTATTTAATAGCAATGGGATCAGTTAAGTGGGATATGATAAATCCTGAATGTTTAATAATAGGAACCGAAGACGGCTCAATTACCGGAGATGCACAAGTACTAATTGATTTTTATCAACCACTTATGCAAAACAATCCTCGTATAAATGTCGGTACTTGGGACGAAGCAGAAGCTATAAAGGTATTTTATAATACGTTTATTTCGGCTAAAATTGGTCTAGTAAATATGATACAAGATGTAGCAGAGACTAACGGAAATATAAATGTTGATGTTGTAACAGATGCTCTTAAGGCAGCTACCCAACGCATAACAGGCCCAAAATATTTAACAGCAGGCATGGGAGATGCCGGAGCTTGCCATCCTAGAGATAATATAGCACTTAGATATCTAGCAGAAAAATTAGATTTAGGATATGATTTATTCCATTCTATAATGCATAGTAGAGATAAGCAAGCAGAAAGACTAGCTAACACATTAATAAAACTTAGTAAAGAAACCGATATGCCTGTAGTAATACATGGTAGAGCATATAAACCCTATGTTCCATATACTGTAGGTAGTTATAGTGAATTGATTGGACATTTTATAAGAGAATCTGGAGTACAGCTAATATATGTAGATCCACTTACGGGTGACGATAACTCTGTTGATAGCCCGGCTGTATTTTTAATGGCACATAATGCTGAAGTAACTTATTCAGGAACCGGAGTACAATTAGTTCCGGATAGTTTATATTGTAATATCCCCAAAGGCAGTGTTGTTGTTGATCCTTGGAGGCAATTTCCAAAAACTAACGGCGTAAAAGTAATACATTACGGAAATACTAGGAAACGAAATGTATGATATTGTTTATGTAAAAGATCAAAATGGTAATACAGATAATTTAGATCAACTTAAGAAGCGGTTTCCGTTTATTAAGACTATAGAATATTCTGAAAATTCTTATGATGTATATCAAAGAGCACAGAAAAAATCCATGTCTAAAATGTTTTGGCTTGTAAATAGTGACAATAATATAGTAGATAGTTTTGATTTCTCATATCAAGTTCCTGCCTGGGACGAAGTATACATACACATCTTTAAATATGATGTTTATCTTATACCTAAAAAATACAAATTTACAGAAGAAGAAATTAATAGACATACGTTTTTATTTAAAAAGAATATAGATATTGAAGCATCTATGCCGTTACCTTACGACGCATTTTTTATTAGCTACAATGAATCAAACGCAGAAGAGAATTTTGAGATAGCTAAATTAAAAATACCATCTTTACAAAGGATTCAGGGTGTTAAAGGTATACATCAAGCACATATAGCTGCTGCGTTAAAATCAACTACTAAGATGTTTTGGGCGATAGACGGCGATGCTATGATAGTAGATGACTTTAATTTTGATTATCGAGCAGAAGATTATAATGCAGTACACGTATGGAGAAGCCAAAATCCAATAAACGGATTAATATATGGATACGGTGGCGTTAAATTATTACCTAAAATACCTACTATAAATATGGACACTACTCGAGTTGATATGTCTACTAGTATAAGCGGAAGCTTTAAATTGGTTGAAGAAATTTCTAATATTACAGCATTTAATACTGATATATTCAGTACTTGGAGAAGCGCATTTAGAGAATGTGTAAAATTATCAAGTAGGATTATTGATGGTCAAGTTGATACTGAAACAGAAAAAAGATTAGAAATTTGGTGTACTATTGGACAAAATCAAGATTACGGACACTGGGCATTAACTGGGCATTAATGGGTGCTCAGGCTGGTAGAAAATATGGATATGAAAGCAGAAACAATAGTGAATTTTTATCTAAGATAAACGATTGGGAATGGTTAGAAAATGAATTTAATAAATCCTGATTTTCAAAAGATACCGTGGGATGATATAGTTAGTTTTGGTCAAAAAACTATGTTAGACACTGACCTGTTTTCTGTTAGTTGGATATTAGGAAGATTTTGTAATTATAATTGTTCGTACTGTTGGCCATACGCTCGAAGTGATAAAGTAGATCATTATGATCTCAAACTATATAAGAAAACTATTGATGAGATTAAAAAACAAGCAAGATCTAACGGATTTACAGATTTTCATTTTAGTTTCAGTGGTGGTGAACCAACTGCATATAAGGATTTTTTAAATTTAATAGATTATTACGCTAATGATACTGAGCCTAAGTATCAAAGTTTTCATGTAACTAGTAATTGTAGTCCTGGATTAAAATGGTGGAAAAAATTTGTTAGTAAATTGTCTAAATTAGATAGAGCAAGCGTTACCGCTAGTTTCCATTCTGAATTTGCTAACGAAACAGAATTTAGTGAAAAATTATTGTTTCTTATTGAAAATCAAATATATGTAACAATTAATCAAGTAATGGTTCCTGATAGATTTTATGAATATTATAATCGCTGTCGTCGATTTCACGAAAAAGGTATACCAGTAACTTTAAAACCTCAAAGTAATACTACTGCTACTCAAATAGTTGAAGGATATACTACTGAGATGATAGATATCATGCAGACAGGATTTCCGCAACATATTAGAGAAGAGGCTGTTTATCAAATCTTATTAAAAGATTCTATGGGATTTGAATATCACTTTGATCAAGCAGAGAGATTTAATGCTTATGGATTTAACAAATTTAAAGGATGGCTATGTAATAGTGGTTATCAAAGTGTTATAATAAGAGGAAATGAAGTCAAACGTAGCTATAGTTGTCACGATAAGTTATTAGGTACATTGGATAACGGATTTTCTTTATTTAACCAAGCTAGTCCTTGTATAACTAATAGTTGCATAAGTTCAGCAGACAGTAAGGTACCCAAATGCAAGTAGATACGGATCATGTTTTATTTTGGATGGATGCTATTCGTAATAGTGAAGATCGATATCGAACATTAGAAAGTTTTTGGAAAGGGCAGATCAATAGTAAAATTTGGTTAATAGATAATTTGATAGCTCATATATCATCCGTTTCCAATAATATTGTAATACACGGTGGATGGAACGGTGTATTAGCAAGTTTATTATTTCAAACATCGACTGCTATAACTAAGATAGTTTCTGTAGATATTGATCCTGTATGTGAAGAAATAGCTAATACTGTAAATAAAATAGAAGAGATGCAGGGAAGATTTCAAGCAGTAACAGCTAATATGATAGATTATCGATATAATTTTTACACCGATATAGTTATTAATACTAGCTGTGAACATATTGATCAAGAAACATACGATAACTGGTTAAGAAAAGTACCGTCAAACTCATTAATTGTTTTACAAAGTAATAATTATTTTAAACTTGACGAGCATATTCGATGCGCTAATAATTTATTAGAGTTTAAAGAACAAAGCAGGATAAAAGTAGTTAGCTCGTCATTATTAGAATTACCTAAATATACACGATATATGTTAATTGGATATAAAAATGTTTAAATTTAAAGACTTAAAAAACATACATCTCGAAATTTCTAATAATTGTCAAGCCAAGTGTCCTATGTGTGCTAGAAACCATCATAGTGGATTACCCAATCCATTATTAAAATTAAATAATTGGACATTAGATGAATTTAAAGAAATAATTACTGCTGAAGTACTTTCAATAATTGATAAAATTTATTTTTGTGGGAACTTTGGAGATCCTATTTTAAATGATGATCTAATACCAATGTGTGATTACATAAAAAATACAAATCCAAATGTAACTGTTTCTATACACACTAACGGTGCTGCTAGAAAAATATCTTGGTGGAAAGATCTTTATAATGTATTGCCTAAAAATCATATGGTACATTTTGCTATCGATGGATTAGAAGATACTCATCATTTATATAGAGTAGGAACAAAATATGAAGATGTTATACGTAATGCTACTGCATTTATAGAAGAAGGTGGCCTTGCTGAATGGACTTTTATAAAATTTAAACATAATGAACATCAAGTTGATGAATGTAAAGAAAGAGCACAGCTATTAAAATTTAATCAATTTCAATTAAAATCAAGTTCTAGATTTTTAGGAGAGCCTACATACAATGTATTAGATAAATCGGGAAATGTAACTCATATTTTAGAATTACCTTCAGAAGAAAAAGATTCATTTTTAGATCTCTCTATAATAAATTCTTACAAAGATTTAATAAAAGATGCTGAAATACATTGCTTAGTACAAGATTTAAAAGAAATATACATTGATGCACATAAGAAATTATTGCCCTGTTGCTGGTTGTCTTCAATCCCTACTACATATCATGCTCCTAACGGATTTGTATCTGAACAATTAATTAAAGATATCAATAATCAATATAATAATTTAATTGAGGACCTCGGCGGTAGAGAACTAATTGATGCTAAAATTGGAATTAAAAATATTTTAGAATCCACAAAGTGGCAAACTGTTTGGAAAAAATATT